AGCAAAAGTGACACCCACGCCACTAGGAATATTAACATCGGCAACAGCAGTGAGATTGATATTATTTCCCGAAATTGTAAGATCAGTTCCATCGCCTTCTATTTTCTCCCCGTCATTACCAAATGTAACACCTACATTAGCTGGTATATTTACATCAGACGTAGCAGTTAAGTTAATGTCGGCACCAGATGTCACCGTTAAATCTGTACTGTCTCCCTCAATCTTTTCGCCAGTGCCAAAGGTTATACCTACATTAGCAGGAATAACTACATCAGCTACAGCCGTAAGATTAATATTATTACCAGAGATAGTAAGATCAGTGCCATCTCCTTCAATCTTCTCTGCATCATTACCAAATGTAACACCTACATTAGCAGGAATATTTACGTCACTTGTTGCCGTAAGATTAATATCAGCACCAGATGTTACCGTTAAATCCGTACTGTCTCCTTCAATCTTTTCACCAGTACCAAAAGTAATACCTACATTAGCCGGTATTACAACGTCAGCAGTAGCAGTAAGATTAATGTTGTTACCACTAATTGTGAGATCAGTTCCATCTCCTTCTATTTTCTCTCCATCATTTCCGAATGTTACACCTACTCCACTAGGAATATTAACATCTGATGTAGCAGTAAGATTAATATCTGCTCCAGATGTAAGAGTAAGATCAGTACCATCACCAGAAATATACTCACCGCCCTCATCAAATAAGTATAATCTTTTTGAACTGTTTATTACTATATCATCGCTAAATAAGAAGTGATCTTCATCTTCCATCCACGTAAGCAGGCCATCACTAGTTTCTCCATCAAATGTTACCGCAATATCTGTTCCTGAAGTACCATCTCCAATTGTAATTGCTGTTCCCAAAAGCTTAGTAACATTACCGCCTTCTGCCGTAGTACCATCATGCGAATGTCCCGTAGATACAGCAAATGCAGAAACAAGCTGAGTAAATTCATTATTAAAATCTGCAGCATTGATTACTTCACCAGCTACAATCTCTGTGCTACTTTGTCTTGTATAGGTTGCCCCCATTATCGTCGTCCCCCAAGAGTAAATTCTAATTGATACGAATGTAAAGTAAATGGATTCTCTGAACTATCATGGTTAACTCTTACAGCAATAAGAAATCCTGATCCTTCAATAGCTCTCCTAAAAATTGGCGCTCCACTTGAGTCATATACAGCATTCCCATACGTAGAAGCAGAACTACCGTAAATTGCTATACCACCGGGAGAAGAAACATCAAAAAATTTAGGTTGTGGAGTTTCCCTAGAATCAGAATCATATCTTATTCTTAATTGAGCATCTACTGTTCCTTCAACCTCGTAATTTAAAATTACTCGTTGCATTAATTTACGAAGACCTGTATCTCCAAGAGATAAATCAGGTGATCTATAGACTGCTACAACATTATCTCCATCAAAGGTATCTCCACTTTCTTGCCGTCTAACAAAACCATCATAACCACCTTCAATAATATATTCAGTATTACTAATAAAACCAGAATCTGTAGCAGATGGTTTTAAGCCTTTAAGATCAGCAAATTCATAACCTACACCTTGCTGAGTGCGTTTAAGTGTAGCTAAAATTCCTCTACTATCCCTTGCTATAGCCCCTGTTTCAGGATAAAATAATCTGTATTGACTTTTATTTCTTACAATAACAGAAGTAAGATTATCAAATCCTATATCTTGTATTCTCTGCTGTACAGGTTTAGATACTGAACCTAATTCTATATCACCAATTCTTTCTGTAGCAGCAATAGTTCTCAATCCATCTGGGGATAGAAATAATAAATCACCGCCAATTTCTTGAACAGAAAATCCATCAGAGCATCCTAGTACACGAGTTACAGGAAAAACTTGCCAATCAGCTATACTTGTTCCTTGCAATCTATAAATTTTATCTTTACCAAAAACAAATAAAGTATCACGAAAAACTTTTAATGCTACAATATTAGTATCTACTTTAATTGACCCAGCGCCATTTGCTGCTGTAAAATCTGCTTCATTAAAAGGGGCAGAGAATACAATTTCTTGTGGATTTGTAGACATCCCTGCAAAAAATGCATGATCTCTAAATATTTGTACGGAGGCAGGATCAGCAGGGGCACCAGTAGCATTTAAAAGAGTATACGTTGATCCATCAAAAGTAGCTGCTTGATTAACATCATCAACCATAATTACTTTAGATGTATTAGTAAAGTTAAAATCGTCAAACTTATAACGACCAGCAGAAGTTCTTGTAGCTATTGAAGAACCCCACCCTGTACCTGTACTAAACTTTAAAACATTTCCTGCTGCTGCAAGGACACCGCTATTAAAAATCTTAACACCAAGTATTGCATTGCTACCATCTACTTGATCACTATCAAATTTAGCAGAACCAGTAAGCCTTCTATACCCCCCACCAATACTGGGTTCAAAATTTTGTAACTCAACTGCTGCTCCCGGTGGCATACTAAAATCATCTCTATCAAGAATTAAACCACCATTTAAAGAAACTGTTACAGGAGATATTGCTGAAGTATCTGGCATTTATATTATCCTGCTGGTTTAATTTCTTCTTCAATAAAAAGAGAAACAGTTAAGTCATTTGCTGCAGATGCTTGTGCTTTAAATATATCTCCTGCTTCTAAGAATATATTAGCATTATCTATACGAAGATAACTATCCGCTGCTACACTAGATGTACTAACTATATCAAAAGTAGCACTTGCAGATGTATCAGTCCATTTAAGTGTTATATCGGCAGCACTTGTGCCATCAACATTAGCAACCCATACCTCTTTTATACTAGCTGAAAAATTTGCGGGGCAAGTATATACTGTTGTTAAATTAGTACTAGACAAGGCTGAACCAGCATTTATAATTCTTACAGCCATGTGTTAGCCCCTTTTATTAAAAGCATAAAATACTTGCTCACCTATGAGTTAAAGTACAGATGAGCAAGTATCTATGCATGCTAAGTTACTACGAAACGGCAGCACTAAATGGAGTAGCTTCCGTACCGCTTGCAGTCAATATGCCCTTAACCATATACTGGTTAGTAGCAATATCAATAAGAGTAATTTCATCACCAATAGAAACACCACCTGTCGTAGTACCATTCAACGTAATGGTATCTGAAGTAGATGCAGTATTAAAAGAGGCAACCGTATTAGCACTGTCTTGATGAAGAGTAACAGAACCGTCAATCGTATCAGTCGCATCAGCAACTTGAATTACATAGTTGGAAGTATTAACAACAGATACAATAAACTGAAATTCTGCACCAGTGCCTGTCGCCGCTGGTAAAGTAAAGGTAGCTGACGCATCACCGCCAACTTCACCCATCAGTAGAATACGACCTGCATGATTCGCATTCGTAAGCGTAGTATCTTCAGTGAGTGTAACTAAATCTCGTATAAATGATCCGCCTAAAGTAGTAGTACCTGCAGTAACCGTAACGCCACCTGCAGTAACCGTTAGACCACCTGAAGTTACAGTCATGCCATCTTCAACAAAGACATCTTCAGGGACACGAGATATACCTTGTGTCAATTTAAAACTAGCCATTTTTTATTCCTTTCTTTAGCTAAGTTATGATACAGTAGCACTAAACATCGTAGCGATATTAGAACCTGCGGCACAGGTTACCATACCGCTTACTGCATATTGATTAGATGCTATATCTATAAGTTCAACATAGTCCCCAATCGCACCCCCACCAGTAGTCGTACCATTTAATGTTATGGTATCTGAAGTAGCAGCAGTTACAAATGAAGTAGCTGCTGTTCCATCTGCGTCAGTAATCATAATCTGACCGTCTATGGTGTCTGTTGCATCTGCTACTTTAATTAGATAATTAGAAGTATTTACTACAGACACAACAAAGTTAAACACGCTACCTGTACCTGTTGCAGCAGGAAGCGTAAAAGTAGCAGCAGCATCGCCGCCGACTTCGCCCATAAGAAGTGTTCTACCTGCATGATCAGCCGAAGTTATTGAAGCTGTTGCAGTAAGAGTAACTAAATCTCTAGTATGTCTATCCACATTTTCATCTATAAGTCCTTGTAATAGAGACATAGGTTTTTCTCCTTATGACAATACTAGTCGCATTGTTACATCTGTACCACCTACTCGTTGATAATTCAGGTATTGCGAATCACCAGCTTGTTTAGGTACGGTAAGTGAATGTAAGCCAGCAGCTAATTTAATATCGTTAGCAGTACTAATAGCAGCCGTGCTAGAAGCACCAAAGTTAACATAAATTTCACCATTTAGGTGTACTGTTGCTAAATTATAGTTTGAAACATTTGTCCCCGCTGCAGTTGAGGCAACAGTTACAACCGACTGCACATCCCAGAACATATTATTTCCTTGTGGTACTTGCGTCATTAATCTTCTCCTATATTAAAAATTTGCCGAAGAGGCATAAACAGAATTGCTTGATCTGGGAATATAAGTAGATCGTACATAATCATATCTGTTAATAAGTAAAGTTTGCATATGTTTTATGCCTTCATTGAATAAGGCAAAACTACGTTCATACAAAGGTACTTCACTCCTATATAAGTAAGCATAGGCAATAGCACCATCTGTAATAATATGACCAAACCTATCTGGAATTGTGGTGGTATCATCGAAATCAGAAAGGTCTGCACTAGGATGTGTATAATAATCAAAAGTTAATGTATATGCTCTATTAGGAAATGGATATAGACCATATGTATTATCTGGATGCCTAAATACATGTGTAGGTATTCCGCCTGCATCAATTTGAGCTACTGTAGCACCAGTAGAATGGCTGGCAGCAGTTGTACTTTCTGCGCCTCTTGTAGCTCCAGTAAATGTAGTAGAACTTGTTCCTGTATATGTAATATTCTCAGAATCAATTATTATAGTTCCTGTAGAATCAAAAGAGGAAGTACTAGATACAGGAATTGTAGTATCATCATCGTCAATACCACTACTTAATGTAGTAGTTACCGTATCATCTTCTTGTTTAATAAATAAATCTACATATTCTTTATAATCTAAGAGTGCAAGATGACGAGCAGCATTACCAAAAGTTTCACTTTTTCTAACTCTAAAGGTAGCATAATCTACATACTTTGTATTGGAAGGTAAAGAATATTTAACTACTCCTGCTGTCAATGTTTGACTAGCTTCAGCAGCATTAAAAGGCCAGCTAAATTCTCGTTGATTAATATAACGAATAGCTTGATTTACCGCATTCTTTACTTGTATTTGAATACCACGAGCATCACTAAAGTCTGTTGAAGTAAGCTGCACTTCATTAAGTTTAGCTAATGCATCATTGGTATATGTTAAAAATGAATTTGCCATCTATTCTCTTTTCTATAAAGTTAGTGAGAGGGACTTTTATTGTCCCCCTCACTATACTCTAACTAACTAATCAAGCTGATCACGATCAACTGTACTCACATTGTCAGCAATACCAGTACAATCACAAAGCACTAACCAAATACGAAGTTTACCTTGTGTTACATCACTAGAAGATGCATTAACTTTTACATCAATAGTGTCTGCAGCAGTAAGAAAAACAGAAATATCTGGAGCCTGTGATGTTGAAGTTGCATCACTGAAACCTAGTTTATTGCCACTATCGTCAGAGGCAGAAGCTAAGAAACCTGTCGAAGATACATCAATACCATCAAACAGATCATCACCAGCAGCAATGTCAATATCCACAGTTGGAGAAGTGCCATTAAATGCTTTAATCACTTCTGCACCAGCAGCAATTGAAAGATGATGAGCAGGTATTTCCAGAACTTGGAAAATATCACCATCCGTAACTGCAGTA